CTGCCAATTCTGCCACGCCTGCTTCATAGAATTTATCCATGTATTTTTCAAAACTTGCAGCCTTCGTGCGTTTCTTGATAAAAATCTTGACATAGCAGTCTTTGAACTTTGAGTATTCAAGCTTTTCTGGTTTGTCTTCATTATAATCAAACGTATAGAATAACTTTTTGTTATTTTCGACAAATACCAGTTCTCTAGCCAAAAAGTCAAATACGTGGAATCCTTTCGGCTCCCAAACATCTGAGAAAGCCATTTGGTATTGCGTACCCAGATAATGAATATTGTCACGAGTGGACTTAATATGATAATGTCCAGTAAGTACGTATTCAAACTTGTCGAAGTGTTTGGGATCATATCCTTGCTCTATAAAGATACCACGAATACTCTGAAAGCCAAATAATTCCAAATGACCCATTAGAAGAGAACATGTGGTATTAGTGATAAATTTTGCTGCCTGTCCTTCGTTTTCTGGATTGATCCAAGGAAGAAGAGCCACACAACCTGCCGAAGTTTGAATCTCTGTTGGCTCAGAATAGATTTCCCAGTTTTGATATGAGGCAACCAACTCATGCAATGAGTTTACATTGTTATTGTTGCGGTAATAAGTGTCATGATTACCACAGATAGCAATGCATTTGATTCCCATATCTCTAAGAGGTTCAAAGAATCTAGTTCGTACTTGATGAAGTGTTTTAAAATTTATATACTTTCTACGGTCAAAAACATCTCCCAGATGGAAGATAGTCTTGATGTTATTTTCCTTAATATAAGGAAACAATTGTTCTTCAAAGAACGATAAAAAGTATTCAAGTACAATAGGCGAATCGGCTTTGTAGCCGAAATGAGTGTCGTTAAGAATTACTGCTTTCATACATCCAATCCCGTTTTTTTAGATTTACGAGTTCTTTTACCTTTCTTTGGTGTAAGCATATCGTCAAATCTTTGCATATCAAGATCAGTAAGGCCAAAGAAGTCTCTGCGACCTATATCAATACCTGCATAAGTTTCATTGAACCAGTTATGAAAGTCCTTATCATTTTGCTGTTCTGCATACTTATACTGAGTGTACTTTTCCCGCTTTTCTTTATTAATTATGCGTACAAAAGAAAACCAGCAGATTTGGGTTAGATAACCGAAAGGGCTGCTGGACTTTGCTGGATCAAAGTTATCGATATATGTTATGCAGTTTAATACTGCATCAGATACCATTTCTTCTCTGTATGGATAATTGGCAAAATTTGGACGATAAGAAAGGCGAGATGCAATCTTGAGAATGCACTCGCCAATAAAATCAGGAAGTTTTGGCTTTTTACGGCCAACATTCTCTGAATCATCTTTTTTCTTTTTATATTCTATTAATGCATCTAAGAGATCTTGGTTACTTACGTAATCAGCATCTGATGCTGCTTTCTTTTTTCTTTTCTTTTTCACCTTATTATTATACGACTAATATAATACTTGTCAACTAATAAAATCAAAATTTACATTCCAATCCATTTTGGATTAGCAAGTGACCACTCTATTGTTTTTTCTAATGATTTTTCTACTGTAGATTCTAAATCCCAACCCATTTTTGCTAGTTTAGAACCATCCAATGCATATCGTAAATCATGACCTGGACGACTACTATGGAAATCAACAAATTCATAATTTAATGGTTTTCCTAGAATATCAGCAATAATAGAAGCAACTTGATAATTATCTAATTCTTTTTCTCCTACAATATTATATTTATCACCATGTTTTCCATTATTTAAAATAAAGTCTACACCAGAACATACATTATTTGCATGAATATAAAAACGACTTCCTGCTTTTGTAAGGTTTTTATTACTGTGAATAATTACCTTTTCACCTTTATATATTTTTCTAATACATGAAGGTATAAATTTTTCAGGATGTTGTCTTTCTCCAAAAACATTCATACAGTGAGAAATCATAACTGGTAATTTATATGTATTGTGAAATGCTAAACATAATTCTTCTCCACCTGCTTTTGATGCAGAATATGGATTTCCCGAGTTATAATGATGCCATTCATGATGAGCAATTCCAGGTTCAGCTGGACCAAATACTTCATCTGTGGAAAAATATATTAAATTGTTTAAATTATCTAATGTTCTTGCATAATTTAAAATATTACACGTTCCAACTACATTATCCATAACAAAAGACAAAGGATCTTCAATGCTTCTATCCACGTGTGATCCTGCACCAATATGCAATATTGTATCGGGTTTATCCAACATAGCTGTTAAAACTTCATTTTTTATTATTTCAGATTTAAAATCATGCCAAACAAAATTTACACGATTTTTATTTTTTTGATAATTGTCTAATTCTGTTAGACGATTTAAATTTCCGGAAGTATCTAAACGATCTATAACAGTAATTTTTGCATCACTATTCTCCAACAAATAGTTCACCATGTGATGCCCAATAAATCCTACTCCACCAGTAATTAAAACATGCTTCATAATTAAGAACCTTTCTTTATAGTATTTATCACGTATTCTGCTATCTTTTTTGTAGTTAAATTGTTTTTTGTGTATTCAAAAATATCATATAATAAGTGACAATATTCATCCACACCTTTTATTGTTTCAGTAAAATTATTTTTAAAAAGTTTATTGGCTTGTATTATTTTATCTTTAGGAAAATTAAACATAGTATTCTTTGGGCAATTTTCTAGATCAGGAAAATATGGTATACAAAAATTTGCTAATATTTCATAATGCCGCATACAATCCCATCCACCTTTTCTGTGTGTCAAAGCAAAAAAAGAAGTTTTATAGTCATCATAGTAATCACTTTCTTCTGTGTAAATATACCCACAACCTGAATCTGATGGTTTGTAATTTGCTATTTTGTTAATTTTATTAGATAATGAAAATGATTTACAAATTTTTTCTTCTGGTATAGCAAATGATATAGGATATACTCCATTTATATCATTAATTAATTCTCTTTTAAATATAAACCCTTCTGCTGGTTTAGTTATCTTTGTATCATCCTCACCATCAATAAATGCTATTTTATTTGCAGGATAATTTGCTGTTACCAAATCCAAATGATCTAAACATCTTCTGTAACTTCCATATATTATATAATCAAAATACTTGGATTTTATTTTTTTTTCTATATCTGTATTATCATTAAAATATGATGGTAAATTTCCCCAAACGGTAAATCCTCTACCAGATATTGTTTTTAATAATTCAGGTGTAGTATGTTCTTTATACATCAAGTGATAATTATCAGTATGTGTAAGATTTTCACCTAATAAATTATACAATCCATGTAACACCAAATCGCACTGATAATCTGGTTGACCTAATGATATATAAAGTATTTTCATTATAATTTTTCTATATTTTCATAATTAATTGAACACAATATTGGTAACATATTATTAATTTCTTCAACAGACTTATCCCACCACTTCAATTCTAGTAACTTATTTATAGTCTCTTCTGGAAATCTATATTTTATTAATTTCGCTGGATTTCCTCCATAAATTGAATACGGCTCTATATTACGAGTAATATGTGAATTAGCTGCGATTATTGCACCATCACCAATTTCCACTCCATCCATAATAAAAACATTCATACCAATCCATACATCATTTCCAATAATTACATTTCCTTTAAATACACAATGATCATTTCCATTAAATGTATTAAAAATATTTTTATATCTATGACCAAATGGGTATGTTGTAATCCAATCTTTTCTATGATGTCCACCCATATATACTGTTAAATTTTCTCCTATAGAACAAAATTTTTTTATAATCAAATTATAAAAATTTTCTGGAGCTTTTATTAACTTTATATTTTCATGACCATATGTATATTCACCTACTATCATAGATATACAGTTTTAAATGTTTCAATGGAAATAATATTCATCAAATCAATTTTATATTCATTAAAAAAAGAGTAATTTAAAATATAATCATTATCCATAATGAATTTATTATTTTTTCCAGTTTTTATAATAGAAACTCCCCAATCAGTATCTACTGTAGATATATTGATATTATCTTCTTCTAATCTTAGTTTAGCAACAGCTTTCCAGCAAGTACCATTCCAAGGTTCACCTATCTTATAAGATTCTGGATCTCTTTGATGATGTTCTGTAGGTGGTAACGTATCATGCGCTATAACAATTCCATTTTCATTTAAACAATTTAATGCGTTTTTTATATCAATATATGTTTGTTCAAATGTATGAAGACCATCAATAAAAATAATATCAAAATTTTGTTTATTATCTCTAAAAAATTCATCAGATGTTATTTTAAATGTTGCATTAATTTGAAAACATTCTGGATCTGGATCTACACTAATTTTTGTTTCACATTCAATACTATTAAAATTTCCTCCATCACCTATACCTATTTCAAGATAGTTTTTATAGTTATTTTTTTGTATTAAACTGTTTATAATTTCTGTTCTTGTCATATTAATCCTCTACGTATTCACCAGTTGGTCCATAATTTCCAGATACCCCCAATTGAAATAGGGGCTCTATTTTATCATTTGGTATCAATTCATACTCGTAAAATCCATGTTCAATATCCTGTACTTTGTGAATACAGTCATATAAATTTTTAAAATTATTAATATAATTGTCTATTAATATTTTTGGTATTTTATAAAATCTAGTATCATAAGTTCCCTTTCCTGACCAACTTATATCTGTTTTTTTTACCATACACATATCATTTTTTATAAATTTAAAATTATTGTTTAGATGATACCTACCAGATAATTTACATAAACTATCAATTGTGTGTTTTCTTTTACTAAACTCATCACAATTAAAATATGTATTTAACATTGTCATTTCTCCAATAGTTTTTGATAAACCAGAAACATTTATATAAAATAATTCATCTACAATATTCTTTATAGTATTAAATTTATCATCATCCAATTTACTTCCTTCTAATATTACAATATAAGAGTTTGGTATTTTGTCTTTGACAGTTTTTATTGATATCAAAGTTTGTTCCATTCTTTCTGCAGCAGAATAAACAGATGGAATCAAAGTATTGATTACGGATGTTATTAATACTAAATTCATATATCAATATTGTGGTTGATAATTTATATCAGTTATTTCCAACAAACATTGATCATATGTTTGTACATTTCCATCTCGATTAGTATAGAGAAATCCTTCTGTCAACGAATCTGAAGGCATCCACCAACCTTGGCTTATATTATGTCTTAACCAATATTTTGGAAGAATAGTTATTTTTGAATTAGTATTTAACCAAGCTGCCCACCAATAAAATGTAGAGTTTGATATTATAAGATATTTTGCAAATTGTACCGCATAAAAATCTCCAACCATTCCATAATTATAAATTGAATAATCTGAAAAATATTTTTTAGCTTCATTTGGATCGTCTGTTACTATAACAAATTTTATATTTGGATTTATCCTTTTAATATAATCCATAGAATCATAATAAAATTTTGTATCAAGATATACATGTGGTTTATCTTTATAATCACCACCACGAAATCCTATAACACAGATGTCATCATTTAATTTTAATTCATCTATAATAAAATTTATATCATGTTTTGGTTGAAACCAATCTATTATATTTTTTTTATTATGTTTAATATACTTTTCTGTCTGTAAATACCCGTCTATTTTTGTAAAATCTTCAATATTAAAAATTGTTGGATCATATTTTTGCATCTGATCATGATTGTTACAAATAGGAAAACATTTATTTGTAGTATTACTATCTACCCCCAAAGAACAATTAAAAACATGCGTTCCTAAAAATTCTCTTGGAATATGATATTCATAATTATTATGTTCAGCAACTGTTCTACAAACAGCATATTGCCACAAATGATTACCTAAACGACCGTACATAGATACACTTATCATAAAAATATTTTATCCTATATGTTATCAACAAAAATGAGTAAACCAATTACCTTGAACCAAATTAAAATTATTAGGATCTAATAAATATGCCATTGCATATTGTGTTTGGTCATCATCAATACAACCCATATTCAATGATGTATCTATTGAATATTCTAATATAGAATAAAATTTCATAATAGACTCTTTAGTTCCTAAAAAACTACTACCATGCACAGATGGATTATTATGATAATATTCATCTGGATTAAATAATTCTGTTTGTTTTGGCATTCTAAAACAACGCATAAACACTTTTGATCCTTGAGTAACACGATTTACAAAATCATTATCAACAGTATATTTAACATAATCTTTATTGTGACCAAAACCAAAATCAATCCAACCATAATAATCAGAATCAAAATTATTCATAGATTCTTTAACAAAAGATATTTTATTAAAATTTATTATATTATATTCTGGATGATTATATTCAGGTACATGAGGGGTTGGAGATTTTCTTATAACTTGATTTTTATAAACATCACTGAGCATTAAGTTTTTTGTTTTTTCAAAAAATTTAATGTAAAAATCTAATTCATTAAATGGTTTAACAATTATTTTTACGTTACTTCTATCTGATACAAAATCTTGTATTTTTTTATAATTTATTTCTTCACAATAAATAACTAAATTACAATTTATGTTTTTAACATTTTTAAAAAATTCAAAATATGTATCTATAGATCTTGTACAGTTTCCCCATTTTTCTTTATTGCCTCTACCAATATCATAATAAGCAGTAGCAAAAGTTACATTTGATATAAAATTATTCATAATTTACCTTTGTAAAAAAACATTATTAAATGAATCCATTACTTTATCTGGATAAAAATTTCGATAACAATTAAAATCTTCGGATGGATTTGGTTTTTTAAAATTAATTAAAATATTATAAATTTCTGATGGATTGCTATAATATATACCACGTTCACCCAACACATAATAATGATTGCCATTTAATGATTTAGTATATGTTATTATTGGTTTATTTTTAGAAGAAAATTCTCCACAAGATAAACCAAAACTTTCTCCGGGAATTCTTGCATGTAACATAGCATCACAGCTATTAATAAATTTTACTTTAAAATGTAAATCTGCATTCATTGGCAAATGTATAATTCTTGGATGATTGTAAAACACATCCGTATTTTGAAATAAAAAGTAAATATTTTCTTTTTCATTTACAACAGTATTAACAACTTTTTTAACCCAATCAATATCAAATGCATCGGCTCCACCATTTCTTCCAAAAACTATAGCATCTTCTGGAATATTTAATTCTTTTCTTAAATTTTCATTTACTTCTGGTAAATTTATCATATGTGGAACAACTGGAACGGTTCCATTGGAATATGTTTTACTCAACCACTCCGAGCAATACGCAGAAACATCACCGTACATATGTTGTGGGGGGTAAGGCCCAACATGATGCATCAATAATTTGCAAGCAGTTGGTCTAACTCCATTATAAACGGTTTCGCCAGTTATAATATAAATGGCATCACAATTATTTTCTTGTATAACTTTATTTAACTGATCTGTTATAAAACTTCCACGATTATTATATCCTGGTTGATTTGAATAAGAATCAATTCCAAAAACTTTAAACCTGGAATAAAATTTATCTACAGCTGGTTGATGGTTCCTGTGATCTGTTGGCTCATGTATAACGATAGATTCATTATTTAATAAAACTTCATTATAATGAGCATAATCATATAAAGCAACTTCTGTTCCAGCTATATTCATGTGAGGCGAGTAAAATGCAATTTTCATTTTATGTCAACTTTTTAAATATTAAATCACTACAAATTTTTGTAATAAATTGATAATTTTTGTTTAATAAAAATAATTTTGGTTCATCCGTGTAACCATTATCTTCTAAAGAAATAACATCTATATTATGATTTTTAAAATCAATTCCCTCTAAAACTTGCAATTCTGCACCTTCTACATCTATAGACAAATAATCTACATGAGTAATATTATTTTCATTCATTATTGTTGCTAAAGTTTTAACTTCAATATTTTTCTTTTCTATTACATCATTTGTTTTATTAACTTCTGCTGCAATTCTATCTAAATGACGTGGGTCATATGTTTCCATTAAACCACTTAATGGTGAAACTGGACCTTTTATTTCTAAAAATTGTTTAATAGCATTTTCATTTCCAACACAACAATTATAAGTTTTGCAATTTCTATTTTTAATTAATTTATCATATTGAACTTTATTTGGCTCAATACAAATTCCATTCCAATTTAAATAAAACTCAAATAAAGAAGTATTAGAACTATCTAAACCATTACTCGCACCAATTTCAATAAAAAATTTATTTTTTACATTATGAAAAAAATGTTCGTGTACAAATTCCCATGGTTGGGGATACGGTAAATGTTTTTCGTGTGGTTGATGTGCTTCGTCAAATAGTCTTTGCATTTTTTATCTTTCGAATTTCACAGGTTATCATCTCATCAAGAGTATTATCTAATGTCTTAGTAATATCCCAATTAGGATAATGTGTTTTAAATTTACTTAAATTGCTTATATACCAAATATGATCACCAATTCTATTTTTATCACTTATAGTATATTTATCCCAATTCTTGGACAATTTTTTATTAATCAAATTAATAGCTTCTATTATAGAGCATGAATTGTTTCTTCCACCTCCAACATTATATACTTCACCATATTTTGGATCTTTATGATAATGCCAAAACATATTTACCAAATCAAAACTATGAATATTATCTCTTACTTGTTTCCCTTTATAACCAAAAATAGTATAAGGAATATCATTAACAATGCATTTTACAAGATAAGATAAAAATCCATGCAATTCTGTACCTGCATGATTTGGTCCAGTCAAACAGCCTCCTCTAAAAATACCTGTTTTCATTCCAAAATATTTTCCATATTCTTGACACATAATATCGGCTGCAACCTTGGATGCACCAAACACAGAATGCTTTGTGTCATCTATTGACATAAATTCATCTACAGAATACAATCTATTCTCTTTATAACATTCATATCTGGTGGTATCTTCTTGAATGTTTAAAAAATTTGGTCTATCTCCATAAACTTTATTAGTTGAAGTAAATATAAATGTAGATTCGGCACAATATAGTCGTGTAAGTTCTAATAAATTCAAAGTACCCATAGCATTAACACTAAAATCTGTTATTGGTTCTTTTGCAGCCCAGTCATGCGATGGCTGTGCTGCAGCATGTATTACAATTTTAATATCACTACCATATTGTTTAAAAATTTTTTCCACATCACTATAATTTCTTATATCATAATCATAGTGTGTATAGTTTTTGTATTTTTCAACAAGGGCATTTTTTGTTAATTCTGTTGAAGCATTTTCTCCAAAAAAATAAGAACGCATATTATTGTCTATTCCAATAATATGATATCCTTTATTATGAAAAAAATCTACGGATTGGCTACCAATTAAACCAGCAGAGCCTGTAATTAATGCGTAATTCATAAAATTTTACCAATTTCTTTCTTTATGTAATCCAAGCTTGGTTCTTTATTTTCAAAAAGATATTCTGATGTGATCATGTTATATTCTTTATCATTATTATCTAATTCTATAATTTTTTCTACAAATTCATCTAAATTATTAAAATTGTATAAATTTAAAAATGATTTTTTATTAAAATCTTTTTCACAATTATTGTCTGCCCAATATAATGGCAGACATCCAGCAGTTTTTGCATGAATCATTTTTTCTGTATAATATCCAGGACTTATAGAATTTTCAAAACAAATATTAAATTTATAATCTGAAATTACGGATAGTTTTGTATCTTCTCCATAAAACCAATTATTAAAAGGTTTTCCATAACAATCTACTTGTTTATATTTATTTAATTTTTGTATAACTTCTATTCTATGCGGTGATCTGTTATTAAAAACAATAGAACAAAATTTATTTTTTTGTTTTTCACTAAACGGATTTGTTTTTAAATAATTTTTTGGAATAATATATTGTGGGTTTTTATAATTTTTTTTATCAAACCAATCTATCTGTAACATCCACAATGGGAGACGAATATTTTTATCATCATATGAATCAAAATCAAATGTCAAACTAAAATGACAATCTTCATAATTTGGTCTTAAATTTTCTCCTGTGTAAAATATTTTTTTTACTTTATTTTTATTGCATCGCAAATGAGAATTTCCAAAACAAGAATAAATTAACACCTCTGTATGTTCTGAATATGGAATAAAATTATATTTTGTATTAATTGTTTTTAACAAATCTATAAAAAAATTATTTTCATTTTCAAAACCATCCCAAAAATCTGCAAAAGATATATTCATATTATTCCTCTATTTGTACTGTACTATTAAAAATTGAACTTTGAATTGCTAAAGCTGGCTCAAACCAAAAAGCATTTAATCTTAATCTGGGTATTATATCATTAAAATACCAATCAATAACTTGATTTATATTTTTTATTTCTTTAACTATTTTATTTATGCCATCTTTACTTAAAATGTAACAATGACAACATCTGGATGTATTCGATGGATATACATTTATATTTGGGTCTAATATTTGTTTATATAAATTACAACATCCACCAACCCAAGAGCAATCCCATTCTTTTGGTAACTGTTTTTTAAAATTATTAAAATAATGAATAAAATTATCACAAAAAACTACATCATCTTCTAATATCATTATAGAATCATATTTTTTATTATATGCATCAATTATACACCAACAATGTTTTAATAACAAAGATATTTCTGACATTTTTAAAAATCTATTATCTTTTGGATCTTTATCAAAAATAAAAGGATATTCTTTTTTTATTTCTTCAATATTCCAATTTTTTTTATCATATAAATTTATAAAAGAATAATTATTAATATTTTGTATTTTAAGTTGTTCAAGAACATGTTGTTTTCTTTCAACTAATTTATCCCAGTGACATATATAAACATAATCAACATCAATTGTATTATTCATATTTAATTTACATAAAAAAGTTTTGTTTTTGTCGTTTTATTCCAACCAGAATCAAATAAATGGTCAATGCCTACTGGAAAGTCTTCTTTTGATTTTGTTTGAAGTTTTTTCCAATTGTTTAAAATACCTTCGTGCCTCGAATACCATTGATCTTTAAAACTTACATCTTGTTCAAAATAATAATTGTAATGGTTAAAGTAAATTGGCAATACTGCATGTGCTCCGTTTCCTCCAACCAATAAAGGAGGTTCATGTGATTTAAATTGCTGCCCTTTCCACTTCCACAATCTCCTATATCCGTCATTTACGCACTCGCCCCATTCTCCTTTAGCGACTATATTTGGGCCAAGCCAAGAATGAGCTGGGAATGCAGCGGAGTCTAGATTATTATCTAACAAAGTTTTTTCAGCCAATTCAATATTTTCCAATGACCATTGTTCATCACAATCAATTTGCCACAAAAAAGTATTATTGGTTTTTTCTTTAATAACTTCTATTGCAGCATTTACTTGCTCATCTTTAGATGACCAGAGTCCTTCAGAAATAATAACTTCAACTTTTGGATTTTCAGATAAATCTTTTAAAAATTCAAAAGTACCATCTACACTACGACCATTATTGTGAAGGTTCTCTGGCATTTTTTTACACCAAGAAGTGCTACCACGGCTCTCTACAGCACCTTCAGCAATAACCCACATATCAAAATTATCAATTATAAATTTATAATAATCATTATGTTTTAAATGATGAAGTCCGTTTAAAATTATTGTAAAAGCTACTCGTTTCATATATTTCCTTTACCATTAATAAATGCTGGATTTATGTAAATATTGGCGTTTCCATTATTAAGAGATTTACAAAATGGAACCCACTCGCAGTATTCTTCTCCATCTTCGTCTCGGCTTGAATGTCGTGCACCTTTAATTGAAGGTATTTTTACCAACGCCATTCCACCAAATGCTGACTCTACTTTAATTGGAGAATGATCACGAGGAATAATTATTTGTCTTGATAAAGAAAAAATATTGTTAGCTGTGTTATAAGACATAAATGATGGCTTATGTCTTAACTGTTTAATTAAATCAAAAGGCATCCATATGGGATGTCGTAAAGCCCACAAATCATAATATTTATTTTCTTGATTTGCACACATCATATCCCAATTATCATAATTTAAATTTGATAATATTGCAGAGGGTTCTATTGGATTGGACGATCTATCATCTGCATCAAATAAACACAATAAATCATAATCTTTATATTTTGATTCAACTATGTCAAGATATGTATTTCTTGCAATTGCAATTCTATCTGTTCTTGCCGGATATTGTGGTTCTAATTGTCCCAAAGAAATAATTTCAATATTTGAATTTAAACTTTTAAAATAATTTAAACCTTCTAGGGTTCTATCAGATGAATCAGATTCAATAAAAATAATTTTATGTTCTTTAAATAGAGATGCTAAATTAAAAATATTAGAACAGACATTATTTAAATATTTCTCACAATTTCGCACTGCACAAGCAAATATTATTTTTTCATTTCTCATAATTTAAATCAATTCACTTATTTTCTGATATATATAGTCATCCGCAGTTAATTGTTTTAAACACCGCTCATAGTTGTCTTTAATTGCATCTTTTTTAGAATAATAATATTCTGCAGTTATTTTAGACATATCAAATGAATCATCCAAAAATATAATACCGTCTTTATTATAGTAATCGATTATATCCGTCGTTCCATAATAAATTGGTATTGTTCCAGTTGCAAAACAATCCATAATTTTTTCTGTATAATACGTAGAATATACTCCATTTTCCATTGCTATAGAAAAATAATAATCATTTAAAACATCTTCTTTTTTATTAAAAGGATTAAAAATTCTTCCATAATAATCTATTTCATATCCTTTTAATTGAAATTCTTTCATTTTATTATTTCTATAAATGTGACCGACTGTTTTATTTTTTCCAGAACATACCATAGAAATTAATTTTGTTTTAGGATATATTTTTTTATGAAGTATCCAAGTTTGATTTGAAGCTGGAGGACAATATTGAAATATATTATCAATACTTAAAAAACTTTTATCACTAATAAATATTTTTTTATAAAATTGTTTTAAAAAAACATAATTGGTTTTTACAAAATTATATTGTTCTTTTATTATATCTCTAGATTCACACAACCATAAAAATTTATTTTTACTTTTGCTATTACATCCACCTAATATATCATAATCCATATAAACTTCTATATCAGATATAGACGGCTCATTAAATATCCATTTAAAGTTTTTAGGAGGTATATTATGACACGAAGTTACGTCATGAGAAAATGGACTACCAAAAGCTGAAATATATTTTATAGTCATGTTTTTACATTTGTCCGTACATATAATGCATCGCCCCAAGTACCACCATCCCATGATGTGATCTCTCTGATAAATCCATAATTATTTAAAAATTTATCAATATCTTCTACCATTGGACAATCTTTATAAAGTTCTGCGCGATTAACCTCGCATAAAATATAATCAACATTTAATAATAAATCAGAAGATCCTTTTAATACTTCTAATTCATATCCCTGCACATCCAATGTTATTAAATTATAATTAAAAACTTTATTGGTAAAATATTCATTTAATGTAATAACTTCAACTTCCTCAGTTCCATTAAATGTTATGCCAGGATATTGCAAACAATGTAATTGAGGCACCAAAAGAGAACTAGACTGTCCTCCATTTGCTTGTTCTGTATACATAATCATAGTCCCTCTAGAAGATCCCAGAGCTTTATTTTCTATAATAACATTTGAGAATGATCCCAATTTATTAAAAAGTTTTTCATAAACTTTTTTTTGTGGCTCAAACATTAAAATATTTTCAGATAATTTTTTTAATGTTTCATATTCATTGCCATGATGGGCTCCGATTTGAATAATTCCATTAATTTGTGTTTTTATATATTGAGTAATATCAAATAACATTATATGACAATCCAATCTTTGCAATAAATATCTGACCAATTTTTTGGCATATCGGGAGAATTACCAAACCATTGGCTTGGTGCTATAACTTTTTTACTTTCTCCTAGCCACGCACCCCACCAACTAAAACTACTATTTGCTATAACATGATAATCACACAGTGACATAGTGCACATGTCAACATATTGATTATTTGATTCTGTAATAAAATATTTTCTTTCTAAAGAATTAAATAAATCTTTTGCTAATTCGGGTTCATCACTAAAAGCTATAATTAACAAATCTTCTGGTAAATTACCAAGAGCTTCTTTGTAATATTCTAAAGTGCAAATAGGATGTTTACCAACTAAATTTTTGTAATCACCCAATCTAAGATGTACAGATATTACTGGTTCCTTTGTAATACTTCTAATATCAAGTGCTGTTCTTTTTATATCTTGTTTAAATTTAAATTCTTTTAATAAATGTTCTCTGTAATCTAGAAAATATTTTTCACTTTGAAAATATCCAAGTATATCGGTATTGTCAGATATACCAAAAATTCCTGCATTATATCCCCAAACTTTTTCTTTTGCTTGATATATGATATGAGCATCGTCGCTGTTTTTTGCTGATAAATTATCAAAAGCATCTGACAAACACATATTAAAATATGGATTATTTGATTTTAAATTATATGGTATACCAAATTCATATTCTCTTGTCTTAGCAATTGAATATAAAAGTGCATACTGGAACATCTGGTTTCCCATTCTGCCATATGCCCCTAGATTTTTAAAAGTTATCATTAAATTTATAACCTTTGTCTTGTATTGCTTTATCTGTAAAAAATTGCCACTTGTGCTCAGATTGTCTGTCATCCGATTGAATGTAAAATGGCATTTTTGGAGTCAATACTAAAAAGTGTTCTTGAATTACTGCAGGTGATATATCCCACGGATAGTGTAATTCGTGTACAAATCTTTCTGCTTCTTTTAATGCTGCTTGTTTATACCGTTCAGATATATAAACAACCGCATGTGCTGCCAACATTCTACCTATTCTTAAATATTTTTCATTGTATGCACAACTCAAATATTGTTGAGAACCGGTAGAAACACCCAGATAAAGTGCATCAATATTATCTGGAACTTCTATAATATTCTCATATGCTGGTGTAATCTGAGCATCATCTTCCAAAACCAATGTCGGACCATTACCAATACTTTTTTTAATGCATTCTATGTGAGAAAGCCCACAACCAGCCAAATATGGCTTCATGTGTGGATGATGACTTACACATAAATGACTTGAAGGATCTACTACAATGGCTGGAAATCTTTCATGGTTTTTTATTCCATGAATTTCACATTGCTTTGTTAAATCTTCTGCATTTTTTATAGCTCGATCTAAATTAATCCAAAGTGTTTTGGTTTCCCGTAAATCAATAATCATAAGACCTCACAGTAAATATAATACATCATATAAAGATGTCAAGTTATTTAGTTGACTTTTTCCTAAGATACTTTATACTACAAACCAAATGAATCTAGAAGACCTCAAGAATAATATTACTAAAGATTCTCAAATAGACTCTACAGAATTAGGTGTAGAAGCTCTTAAGATACCTCAAATACACGCCAAATATCTTAATATGCTTACAGACTTTAAATTACTTTTGACCAAACACCAAAATGATTATGCAATTCAAAGATTGCGTAAATGGAAAATTTTGACTGGCAAAGCATCCAAAGAAGAATTGGAAGCATGGGGAGAAGAACCATTTGATTTAGATCTACTAAAAACTGATGTAGAAAAGTTTATTGATGGTGATCCTAAGATTGTTGAATTAAAATCTAAAGTTGCTGTCAATGAAATTAAAGTAAAGATGGTTGAGGAGTTTCTAAAGGCCATAAACAACCGAAACTTTAATATCAAGTCTGCTATTGACTGGCAAAAAATGATGAACGGCATAGTATAAATATTATGTGGATATTGAAGTTGAATCTGTAGATGAAGTTCGTTACTACATCAAAGCAGAAAAAGGAATCAAGCAAGAATTACGAGATTATTTCTCGTTCATGGTACCCGGTGCCCAGTATATGCCTATGTTCAAAAGGCGCATATGGGATGGAAAAATACGATTATATGATATTTTTACATCCACTCTTCCACGTGGTTTAAAAACTTATCTTGATAAGTTTTCGCAAGATCGTAAATACTCATTAAATATAAAAGAGAGTAGGAATCCTTTATGTATAAAGGAAACACAGCTTGCTCAATTTTACGATACCCTAGCGGTATCGGTAAAGAAGAAGCCAGTGCGGATGCATGCCCATCAGCAACAGGCTATTATGCATGCTTTGAACCATCACAGATGCGTATTAATTTCTCCTACTGGTTCGGGCAAAAGTTTGATAATTTACGTCTTGGTCCGATTTCTACAATCCGTCTTATCGCCAAATCGAAAGATTTTGATTCTCGTACCAACAGTTGGTCTCGTGAATCAAATGGATTCTGACTTTTTTGATTACTCTTCTCAAGATTCATCATGGTCTTGCAAGAAGTATCTTCATAAAATCTCTGCAGGAGTAGATAAAGATACTAATAAACAGATAGTAGTCTCTACGTGGCAATCAATATACAAACTACCAAGAGAGTGGTTTGATCAGTTTGATGCCATCTTCTTTGACGAATGTCATCAGGCTAAAGCAGAATCAATCAACATGATTGGTCAGAAGCTTGCCAAGGCTTGGTTTCGCATTGGTACAACAGGAACCCTAGATCAAGCACAAGCACATCGACTGAGCATTGAAGGTATCCTTGGTCCCGCCATTCAGTTCATTCAAACAAAAAACCTAATGAACAAGGGATTGCTTGCCACTATTGGAATCGACTGTATTCTGTTGCAGTACACTGATGAGGAGAAACAACTCATCAAAAAGCAAAAATATCCTGACGAATTAAAGTGGATTATAACTAATAATAAGAGGAACGAATTTGTCAAAGAACTTGCCCTCAAAACCAAAGGCAACACGCTCGTTCTCTTCAATTACGTCGAAGATCACGGGAAGCCTCTCGCCGCTCTCTTGGAGTCAGCAAAAAGCGGTAGACCAATATATTTCATCTCTGGAAAAACAGAAGCAGATACAAGAGAATATATTAGAAAAGTCGTTGATACGGAAAGAGATGCTATATTGGTTGCGAGTTATGGGACTACTAGCGCTGGTATCAACATTGTTAATATCGACAATATTATTTTTGCCTCGCCTACTAAGTCTATAATTAGATTGCTGCAAAGTATTGGTAGAGGTCTTAGGGTTTCTGCAAAAAAGAAAACACTAAAAGTTTTTGATATTGTGGATGATCTTTGTTGGTTAAAACATAAGAACCATATCTTCCGTCACTTTGAAGAACGTGTTAAGATATACAAAAAAGAAAAGTTTGACCACAAGATCTTTTCCATGTCTTTAAAAGACACCTTAAAAGATAAATAATAGAGAAGGGAGGACATACATATGTCCGAATCACTTCCCGAGAATTCTTTTGGCGGTGTATTGCGAGTTGTTAAGCTTACTTCTGGTGAAGAAATAGTTGGTATGGTAAATGAAGCATACCCCGATAGAATTTCAATTAAGTTACCTGCTCGTGTTGAAACCTATGTAGTTCGTGATGAAAAAAGCGAATTAATAGAATACGTAAAACTTACAAATTATCTTTCAAACATACGTGGTTATGAAATTTCATTATCACGGAATGTCATAGTATACATGGGTTCTCCAACATTAGAATTAGAAAAAATGTATGAAGTATTCTTCATGACCATGCAGACAGATTCTAAGACAACAATTGCTCCAATGCCAGATGACATGAAATTTGGCCATGAAGCAGGGCTTCAAATGTTGAACGATCTTTTTACAAATGAAGATTTTGTAAATTTTGTAAATGATCTAATTGATAATTTTGAGGGTGCTGAAATTCTTTTAGATGAAGAATTGGACGCTGGAAATGAAGAATCTGAACCAGAATGCCCTCCATTTGAAGAACTCAAAGAAGAGGCTCCCAAGCCACCAAAGCCAAAGAAACGCCGTACAATGAATCCTGAGCCTAAAAAACTACCTTATAATCCTGAAGGGGATCCAAATAAGGCAGAAAGCTGGCCAGATGACCCTTCTCAGTATTTTAATTAAACTTGGCCGTATAAATTAGATTCTGCATCTGGGATCATTGTATAATATGAATAAGCAAAAGATGCTGTTGTTTTTACCAAATTTACATCCGCATTATCTGTTTGAAAATTAATACCACCAAGTGATATTGGTATGACATTATTAAATGTAAATGTTAAAAGTACATCATTGCAATTTACTGGATCTAAAATATCCAACGTGGCTTTAATATGCCAATTTTGATAAATTAAATTATGTGTATCATCTTCTGAAATATTTGTAATATTTCTCATCCATGAATATATACTTTTCCAGTTTGTAAGATCATTGTCTACTATAAATTCAACCCGCAAAGGTTCAAATGTGGCCGACAACGTTGGGACTGGAATAGTTGTACCTAATGTAGTAGGTTGCTTGGTTTCACCAATACTCAATCCAGGAAGATTGGCTCGCTGACACATAAGTTCAAATTGACTAGTTCCTCTGGAAAAAGTTAATTTGAAGTAATTGCTATAAAGTGGATTTATATTATTTTTACATACTGTCATAAAATTATTTATTTAAAATGAAAGACCTCCCCATTTCTGGGGAGGTCTTCGTGTGACTTACTCACGGTCAGTTATCAGAACTGAGTGTTACCGTGGAGGTTGGTGATTGCAGTGAAACGGTAGTACTGGTTGAGACCAGCAGTTAAGGTATCACCATCTGGAACCGTGCCGTTTAGAACGTATGGGTTGGCAACTACACCGTAACGAGTCTTGAACGCGATACGGGGTTGGAAGGTGTTGGGATCAACTGCACGTACCATTTGTAGCGGAACGTATGGGCAGTAGAAGAGACCTGCATCGTAAGCAGACTCACCCTTATAGCCAGCAACAAAGAAGTTGTAGCCAGCGGGGCTGTATGGATCGATGTAGACCTTGATCTTGCCGCTCAATATACCAGCAAAAGTGCTTTGAGTGTCATCAACGCTTAGTTGAGGAGCAATTCCAGGGCTGAGGCTCATGAAGCCAGACATAGCGAGGGCAGCTGCGGTATCGCTATCGCAGATGATGAAGTTGCCCTTACCACGGCGGGTTTCCTTGGCGATTGCATTACACTCGCGTTCGATTTGGAAGCTGAGGCCACGGAAGCGTTCAGCAGACCAACGGCCATCAGAATCTTGGTCAAGATCGTAAACACCACCAGTAGGAGAACCGGCAAGATCTGATTGTAGAGATCCTGTGCGAGCAACATAATAGATGGTGCGGACGATTTCACGATTGATTTCAGCAAGAATTTCAGTGCTGAGGAGGTTGGCGAGTTCGGCTTCAGCATCTAGACCGTGAACAGCCTTGAGGTCTTGAGCTAATTCGACAGTGTAGTTGCTGCTTAGAGCGCGGGTCTTAGCTTGTACTGCAACACGGTCAATAGTGAATGCCATTTGGTTCCAAGTGGTATATGGAGAAGTGTTGGTTGCAGAACCAAGACCTTCACCATAATTGGTTAGCATACCACGGATAGCTTGAAGACCGGCGTTACCACTATCACGGATTGCCTTGGGGTTAGTACCACCAGAGAAACCGCAAAGACCTTTAGTTCCACGGAAAGCTGCACCGAGAGTCCAACCTGAACCACCCCATGCTGGATCTGGCTCTTGGAACATAGCTTCGGCGTAACCGGGTGTGGTGTTGGAGTAGAGGTTACCACCATAGTTGGCGCGCATAGCAAAGATCAAGCCTGTTGGAGCAGTCATTGGCTGAACGCCGCAGATGTCATAGGCCATGAGATTTGGCATTGCACGACGAACCAAGCTGATGAGTACTGGGTCATAACCAGAAACTGTACCACTGTTGGTAAAGGTAGAAGGCATGCCCAAGTTGTTGGAGGTCATATCTTCGTTTAGACGTTGTGAACGAATTGATTGTTCTTCGTTTTCAAGAAGAACGGCAGTTACCTTTTTACGGTAATCGTCTTTGATTTCGGGAAGGGCATCATGGTTTAGAACCGGATTCCACTTCTCTGTTAAAATGTCGTAAGGGGTATTTTCCTGAAAATTCATTTTAGTAGTATCTCCTGTAATTAAAATTATTTAGAAATTTTAAACTTTCTTGTTAAGGCGTCCCAAGGCGCTTACATAATTTTCTACCAAAGTTCCTGGGACTTCGTTAACTTTGGAGAAAGTTTGTTCTTCGGTAATTATCTTTCTGGGTCTGGGTCTGAGTGCAGCTGGACGAGCACTTGTGAGATAATTATTTTTGATTGATGTGAGTTTATTACGGTATTCGTCAACACTAGTGAAGGAAACATTTTCCATCAAAGATTGAAGTTTTGCGATTTGAGTATCTGCAAGATCTCTGGTTTCAGCAACAAAGACTCCAGCGCATTCAGTCAATGAAACTTCTTTCTTGAGATTGATGTTTTCATTAATTCTTTGGTTGAGGGCAACTCGCAATTCCTTGTTTTGAGCATAGAGTTCATCAAGAACATTGTACTTCTCGGCTGGAACGTCAATATAGTGATTTTCAAATAGGTTCTTTAGACCACCGATAAAGTTCTCTGCAATTTGAGTCTTGATTCCTTGTTCGACGGCTACTGCGTTGTCAGTCATCCATTCTTCAACTACGTACTCAAGATAATCATCAACCTTTTCAACGAGATTGTTGGTGACATTTGAGAGATAGTTCTTGACGTTTGTGTCAACTTCTTCAAGGACAAAAGAAACATGTCTTTCAACTCTGTCTTGAACAGCAGCTTCAAATACTGCTTCCAATTGTTCTACTAATTCGGAAGAAACATTAGATTCACCTAAAAGATTCATAATAGAATTTTTAAATTTAGCTTTAAAAGCTTCTTCTACTTCTTCTACTTCTTCTTCTTCGCCTTCTTCTACTTCTTCTTCTTCTTGGTCTTCAACTGGCTCTTCCTCATAAACTGGAGCAGTTCCTGCATTAGCAGCCATTTGTGACATGGAAGCGGCCATGTTGATTGGGGTTTGAGATCTTGCTCTGTTCATGGCTTGATAATCAATAGGAGCAGGAATCATGTCGCCTTTACCATCTGGAGTATATGATACTCCATTGATGGGAGCATTTGGAGCCATTTGCATTCCACCGCCCATTTGTTGGGCTTGTGGTCCGCCAGCCATTGGCATTTGTTGGATTGTTTCGTATAGTGATTTTTTGTTGTTTTTCTTCATATCAATATTATCCTTGAACTTTAAGTATTTATAAAATTTTTATAATGTGGGGTAGCCCTGACCAGCAGTAATCTGTTTTGCTTGTCTTGCTCCTAGTTTTTTTAATTGGTCGCCAACATAATCTACGCCCATAATTTTTGTAGCATAATCAAAAGGATCGACTCCCAATGCTGCAAGATATGGAAGTTTTTGTGAAACTGCTTGCCCCAGTGGACCCATAAATTGTAATCCTGTACCAGCGATTCCTGCGCCCGCTACAGATGTTGCTATATCTCTAGCAATATTTTCACCTTTCATAGCCACTCCCCCAGATGGGTTTGTATCGTATCCCAAACGACGTTTTAATATTCCAATACCAGCCAATGCACCTAAACTTGGTTGAGATTGATTTTCTTGATCTAGATCAATTGTATTAGATGGATTTGCATCTAATTCAGATTGCAATAATTTTTTATAAAATTTATCTTCAGATTCTGGATTTTTAATTTTTTTAATTTTACCAGTTTTTGGGTCTATAACTTCAGTATATGGTTGATAACCTTGAGTTGAAATAACACCACCACCACCACCACCAGAAAGTATTTTATTATCTTCATTCAATACTTGAATTAAAAAAATTGTTGTATTTTCATCCAAAATCATTTTAAATATTTCTGAAGAAATCCTTGAATACCTTGACTACATTCTTGTCAATGTTTCTTGAAGAAGAATTCTTGATGATTTTTCTGGCATTTTGGATTTGATGTTCTGACCACATTCCATTTTCCATGATCCATTCTCTTCCTTCCATGATTCCGTTTACGAAAGCATTAGGGGCTGAAGGATCTGCAACGATGTCGATTGCGGCTAACATGAAGTCTTCTTGAACTTCTTGGTAGCCATTCTTGGACTTTAAAGAACCCATACCACGAGTGGATACACCCAATTGGGCACCCTCATCAATAAGATTCTTTACAATCTTGCCCATTGGAGTATCAAGAACTTTAGCCTTACCATAGACGTTCTTTCCGTCTTCGTAAAGTTCTTTTACAATGTGGGAAACTCTATCAAGATTAACAGTTGGGCCAGTTGGATGGTTCAGTTCACCGAGAGCGCGACCTTTATTGACGTATTCATTGATGTATCGACCAGTTTCCTTGGCAAGAGTATTCTTTGGATAGATTCTGCCATTGCGGTTCTTTACATCAGATTGCATGAAAACACCTTCAATAAAGTAATTTTTATCTCCATTGCCTACATTCTCTTTGATGTACTTGATGTCTTCTGTTAGTTCTGTGATTAGTTTCATTGTTTAATATCTTTATTATAATTTATAAAGGGTTATCAGGATAAGGACGTGGTTGTTTACTTCTCAGATATCTATTATAAATTTCTAATGCTTCCTTGTATCTTCTGTATGCATCTTTCCATTCACGAGTCATTGGATCTGGTGGGTTATTAGGATCAATTCCCCAGCGGGACGGATCTACAGATTCTGGAGTTGTAAATGGAGGTTTTACTTTAGGATATACTGGAGTTTGGGTTGCAGTCGAAGCAGCTGGTCCAGCTGCTTCATAACCAGGATGACCGGCAACAAGATTATCAGAATCATCAACTTGATAGGATTGTGATGACTGATCCTCAAATATTTGTTGAGAAAGTTCTACATATTTCTCTTGAAGTTTTTGACCGACTTTGCTATAAAGTGTGCGATTTAAAGTTGTTTTGAATGCAACTGCATTTTCTTCAATTACATTTTTAACTAATTGTTTGACGTTTTTATTGCTCATCTGAAGATTCCTTTGGCATTATTGTAAAATTCTATGTGCTGATTGTAGTTGTTTGAAGAGTCAAAAACAGTTTCAATCATTTTTTGTCTGTTTTCGGTATTTAAATGTTCAAACAATTCTTTTAAAGCGTATGCTTCATTTTCAGTAATATTTATAATACTGTTGTCTTTTAATATAATTTTTTCTTTCTTTTCCAGTATTGTCAAGAAAGTTTGAAGTTCTTTTGAATTTTTTAAACTTTTGCTTGAGTGGAGAAGATTTTTATTTGTTTCAGTCAATACATCTGTAATTGCATCATTTAATTTAATAGAAAGACTCTTGATAACATTCTTCTTAAAGTATGTTTCTTTTTGCTCAAGGAGAGCCTGTATTCCATTTTTTAAAAGTTTGCGTGAAATGTTGTTCATTGTTGCTGCTCTTCTGGTTGACCTTGTGCCTGTTGTTGTGCCATCAGTGCCATTTGTTCAGCCTGAAGTCTTTGTTTATCAATCTTCATCTGTTCATCAATACCCCTGATTTCTTCTTCAGTTTGACGTAGAATCTTGCTACGGACATATTCTGTTGAAAAATACTTTCCAACATATGGTTCAACAAAAGACAACATTTTCATTCTTTCTGCCAAAATTTCTGCTTCTTTTAGATCCCAGAAATAATTGTCAGTATTGAATACAAATTTAATGTCGTTTTTAAGTTCATACCAATCTTCTTCGGTCATTACTCCCTTAAGAATCAATTGAACTCTTAAGAAATCCAAAAAGAAATTAGAAAACTGATGTCGAATTCTTTCAATAAATTTGTAAAACTTTACTTCTTCTCTTGTAATTTCAACAGAACGACCCATGTTGAATCCGGTCTGATCAGCCATCAAACGGCTAAGAGGAACGTTGAGAGAAGCATATAGTTTCTTCTTGAAGTAATCTACGTCTTCAATCTGAGACATGGCGTTACCACCGGGAAGAGTGGTAATTTCTGTTCCACGTGAACCTTCTCTACGGGGCAACCAATAATCTTCAAGAACTGAAAGATGGTTTCTTTCATCTCTTACTTCGCCTGTTGCTTGATTATAGACGAGTCTGTTTCTAAAACGGCTCATCATATCACGCATATATTGCTCGGCCTTTTGCTTTGGCAATTGACCTACATCGACATAAAATACTCTACGCTCAGGTGCGCGTGCTACACGGTAAACTAGAAGAGAATCTTCTAGTTGGCGAAGCATATTTAATGGTCTAATAGCCTTGTGAAGGTATCCCAAGACTCTTTTGGTGTTTAGATCCACAATTCCAGACGGACAGTAAACAACGCTATCGACGGACAGATGCAAGCCACTTGGGCCAGTTACCATAAAACTATCTTTATCGTTATTAATATAAAGATAATATTCTTCAATATCTTTAATCACGGAAACAGTTTGATTTTCAACCTTTTCCATTTCCTTTTTAATTTTTCTTATCTTTTTAATTTTTAAAGGATCCATTGGAATAATTTCTTTTATTCCATCGGTAGGCATATCTCTGTCAATTACAATATTATAATAGACTCTAGAATCAATATACCATCTTCTAAAAATTTCATATGCCTTACCATTAAAATCCAATAAATGAATTATTCTATCAAATTCTTTATAAATTTTTGCTTTGATTTGTTCTGGAATTTCAACATTTGTAAGATCAATCCTTACAGGTTTTCTTTCTGTTCCAAATACAATTGAAGCATTTACAATTTCATCTACAGCATTATCAATTTCTGGATAAACTGACATGTTTCTGTATTGAATTATTGCATTGTTTTCATCACGTAGATTTGCACCGTAATCAAGTGCTGTTCCATAAAAGCCACCCGCTTCTACAGTTACAGTACCATCGAACATCTCCGGGGCTGCAAAAGACTGAAGAGCTTTTGATTCTTTTTCTTCTTTAGGTGTGTTCTTTTTATTGAACTGAAATCCAAAAATATCAATTTCCATGTATTCCTCTTTATGTCACGTTCTGTATGTTTATGTAGTCGTAAATCATAACTACGTCAAATACGTTTAATGTATTTGGTCTATTCATATTAAAATTAATAGGATTGATGACTTTTGGCCAGCATCCAAACATTGTCATTTTTTTCAAAGGTTGGTTTTCATCACCATTTAAATTTAAATGATTAATATTCCAAGTTGCTTTAAAATTTTCTGGTCTGTGATTTAATACATTTGTGTTTACTGTATTTGCATCATGGTCATTTAGAGCATTTTGCCATTTTTGAAATGCTGCCCACATATTACCATTACCAGTATCATCTAATATTGATATAGCCCAGTTTGCATAAACTTTCTCACCTGGATAAAATGCCTTTCTTCCACGATAATCATAAGAAAGTGTTTGTGTTTGAAGTTGTGGAATCAAAGATGCTCTGACATGAAATCTAGTAATGCTTTTACCAGAAAATGGAATATTTCCAGTTACATAAAATCTATTGAGTCTTGCCCCACCTTGAAAATTTGTTTTAAATTCGTTTAACATTATTGATTTAATCCTGTTATAAATTTAAGATAATCAAAAGTCATTGTTACACGAAATATAGATGGTTCGGTAGATCCCATGTCTAAAGTAAGCGATCCTATTTCACTTGGCCAGCACTTCTGTAGCTGAAGATTTCTAATCGTATTACCATTTAAATCCAAT